TCAGTCGAAGCTCTCCCATAGGAGGAGATCATCGAGACCTCCGGCCCCCCGCGAAGGGGGCCCCAGATGGAATGTGGCAGCCTTTGTTACTCCGATAAGGGACTGACGGTGCACGGGCTCTCTCGATTCTCTTAAGAGACGATACCAGCCGTGACATCTTCCGCCACTGTCCTCGAGTCTGTCCTGGAATTTCTCCCAAGGGACAAGTCCATTCAGGGTTTGGATGGACTGGGTGAGCTTACGCACCACCTGACTCAAACGTGGTCGACTCAACTCCTTCGGAAGAAAATGGAAAACACGCATAGCATTCGCAACGGAAGCTAACGCGAGTTGACCACACTCCGATGGTGTTGGATCACCATCAACCACGCTCCCACGGAGCCCCACGTTGCGCACCCCTTCACTTGCCTCGGAAACCCATCGTTCCCGCTCACTTTGCGTGAGAGGGTCGTTGCCGGGCAAGGACCAAGATGACACAAGGAGTGAGAGTTGAACCCCTCCGTCGGGCTGCGACAAAGCACACCGGACTGCTCTAGCCCATTGAGGCCGAAGAGAGCCGAAAGCCTTGTCCGCCGTCAGAAAAGGGAAACCTCCCCCTCCAAAGTCTCTCGGTAGAGACGGGGGTACGCCGGCACGCATGAGCATCTTGCGCGCTCGACCATACCGATAATTGCACCACCTTACGGCGGCCTCTTGGTGGTATAGTCGGCGGCAAGCGACCGTTAACTGTGGTCCCATCATCCATTCTGGAAGGATGAGGCCGGTATCCCTGTCTCGGGAGATACCGGGCAGTAACGGACGTATAGAACCGGTCTTAAGCCAAGCACACGTATTCTTCAAGCCCCCAGACGGCGTTTGAGAAACTGAACACAGTTCCTCAACCAGAACGCCATCTGTCGAACTCTCCAAATCCTTTCCTAGGGAAGGAGAGCCTCCAGTCGCCTGGAGACCCACCGTGTACGCTTTGGACACCTCAACTGGGACTAACGCCAAGGCGTCATCCCCCACTAAGTTGAGGATACCTCGGTTCTTCTTGCTCACAACCTTACGCTGTCCCGTCACGGTCCAGGCCCTCTCCCACAAACCTAGGTTATAGAGAGAGAGCAAGGGCCACGACGTGCCCAGTCCCATGAGTATCGCTCGAGAGGTAATTAGGAACGTTTCCGAACCGTTACCGAACGGGTATAGCTTCATAGGACCGGTGCAGAGGCGGAGGGCATCTTTCAGAAATGGTGTCCAAGCCACTTCGTCTAGAATGCCTTCCACCAAGGACCTTGTAAGGTCGAGTGGCATTAGATCGGTCGCGCGGGACATGTCTACGCTACGTAGCACATACCCACGTGTGCTAACCGCTTGTACCTTCTCCCTGAATGAATCCATAGGCGATGGGTTCTTCGGGTC